GTGCCCGTCGGACCCCAAACCGCATTGGCCGGGACGACGGCGTAAGGGCCTACCACCGCGCCGGCAGCATGGACGGCAGGCATCGAGCCCTGCTGGGCCCGCACCACCGACCAGCCGGTGCCACCGGCCGAGAGGACTTGAATGAACTCGCTGTCAATGACAACGAGGCAGGGAGCTCGCCACGGCAACGGCAGATCGCCGCTGGTCGGGAGCACGCCATCGTTGTACCCGATGGCCGTGGTTAGAGTGATTGCCATTGCGTTTCTCCTGTTCGGGTACCTTCACCCGCTGAGGGGAGTGGAAAGCTCCCTCGCTGCTAGTTATGAAGTGGCAGCGCCGATAGCGTTGCCGTGACGATGATGTTGGTGGAGGAGCTGTAGCCGACCCGGAAGAACCGCCACGGGATGTAGTTGGGCGCACCTGGGCCAGTCAGCACGTATGTGGTAGTGACGGCAGTAGTGATCGTCAGCGCGGCCACCGCGAGCGTTTGAGGCGCGGCCATCGTGCCATAGGCGACGTTGTACCAGGTCGCCCCGTCCATGCTGCCTTGTAGGTTCGTCGAGACCGTGGGCGGGTTGGTACCGATGACGGAGACGAGGGTGATCAGCCCGTGAGTCGGGATGTATTTGTTATCGAAGACGTCGCTGTTGAACGTCGTCTTCGAGAAGTGACCCGCCGTGGCGGAGCCTGGCACGGTGACGTTTGTACAGGCGCCGACGGTGAAGCTGCGCGGGTCGGGGATGGCGGTTACGGTATTGGCACCGTCGATTGTGCCGACTGCCGAACTCGCACCCGTGGCGACGATGGTCACGCTGTCACCGACCCGAAGGCCGTGGTTGACGCCGGTATAGAACGTCGCCGGGACGCCGGTAGTTGTAACCGGGACCGAGAGGATCGAGAACTCATACGCGCCCGCGGTAGCGGCCACGGTGACGTTGACCGGCATCGTGAACGTCGTCGGGCTGACAACCGTTACGACCTGCTGGGGGCTGGTTGTCAGGGCCGGGGTTGATCCGGTCGAGGCGGTCCAGAAGATCGTGTCGCCGCTATTGAGGCCGTGCGGGCAGAGCGTCGTGACAAGAGTCGGATTAGCGGCAGAGGCCGACACGATTACGAGTGAGCCGCCGGGGTAGCACTGCCCGAGGTTGAACGTGCCCGGACCGACCAGGGGTGATACCGGGCTGGGAAGTGAACCGGGCATCTATTGACCTTTCCTTTGGAGTGCCCGGGGGCGGGTTATTCTCCGCCCCCGGGGCTTACGGATTAGGACGCCTGAACCCCAACCAGGCACGCCGTGCCGGCGGGGAAGTAGCACTTGAGACACTCGCGCCCATACACGCCGAACTCCCAGCGTCGCTGAACGTTGGCCCAGTCGTAGCTCGTATACTCGCGGAGCACTTCGAGCTGGAACGGGGTCGGGACGTTGGTACGCGGGAAGGGCAGCCGCTCGGACAGAGCAACAACCGTGCCGGGGGCAAGATACGGATGGATCTCGATCGGGACGATCCGTGGGCTGGTGAACTTATTGCGGTAGCTGTCCGCAACGAGTCCGCCGGTCACGGCGCCGTCCGGACCGATCTGCTGGTTCCATCGGACGGTGCCAAGACCGACGCCGCCCTGCGTCAGGAGCTTGCCCATGGACTCGGCTTCCTGGCTGTTGACGATGATGCGCGTCGGACCGATGCGGGAGGTATCCCAGAGGGTCTTTAGCATCAGATCGATCTCGTTGATACCGTTGGCGTTGTCAGCGGTGAACTGAGCGCCGAGCATGTCGCGGTAATAGCCGCCGCCGAGGAAGAGCGAGCCCGCCGTCGCGTCGCGATACTGGCTGTTGGCATTGGCCTGGAACTGCGGGATCATGCCGTCAAAGGACAGCGCGTCGCCCGTCAGGTCGTTAGTATTGGGGACGTTGCCCGCGACGGGGAGCGCCGCGAGGATGACCGGCGTGCCGTAGGTCGCGACCGGATAAGTAGCCGGAGCGCCGACGAACGTGGCATAGCCGGCGGCCGTAACGATCGAGATGCGGGTTGCGGTGGTGGTGAAGGCGTAGTAGCGCGTGCCGCCACTGGTGCCGATGAAGACGTTGTAGGCGACTGCGCCGCGAGTGGCGTAGCCGGTGAGGAGCCAGGAAGTGACGCCACCTCCAGAGGTGTGCGTCGCCACCAGAACCTGGCCCTGCGTCTCATCAGGGGAGTCGGCCGTGCCGTGTCCGGTGGCGCCGTTTAGGTAGCCGTACTGAGTCAGTGCGGTCACAGAGACGTCGAAGGGGGTGGCTGCGGTCAGGGGACCGACGACTGCACCGGGCACGTCGGTTATGTTCGCGGATACGAAGGCCGGGGGACCGAGGGCCGTAGTGTTGCCACCGAGGATGAGCTTCTCTTCCTCGACCATGACCGCGGCGAGCAGGTTTGCCGTCGCCTCGGCACGAAGGTCCATGAAGCCCTGAGCGGTGTCCTGGGCGTCGTACGTCACGAAGTCGTCCAGGCCGAAGGACTTGAAGGCTTGCGTCCGGTCACGCTCGGACGAGCTGATAACCGCGTTGCGCAGTCCGTCAGCCACGCCAGCTTTGAGGCCGGAGACATTGATACCGGTGATGGCTCGCCACTGGACAGCCGAGGCGCCATTCGGGGCACCGTGGCGGCTCATCCAATTGCGGATTGGGGACAGGACGGGGAACAGGTTCTTGGCGGGGCTTTCGAGCAGGAGGCCGACCGCACCTGTGGCAATCGACCAGCCCTGTGTCGTGGCCTTCGCCAAGACGTCAGGATCGCCGGGGACGCCGCGACCGGACGATAGAGCCGCCTTGACCGCATCGATGGTCCGCTGGCTCACGTCCGGGCCGGTCGGCTGGCCCGGGTAGGTATCAGGCATTCGAGGTTTACTCCAGCGGTATGGAGGGACCGATCCCTACGGCAACCGCATTCCCGTAGGGCGGGGCTTATCGCATGAGAGCAGCGATGCCCTCTTGTGCGGAAATCTTGCCGAGCGCCTCACGCTCGGCGGAACCCACGGGGAAGCGTTCGGCGGCCTTGGCGAGGATCTTCTCTTCAACCGAGGCATCGTTGGCGCCACCGCGGGACGGGGCCGATAGGGGACCGCCACCAGCCGGCATCTTCTCGACCTTTGCGAGCCTGGCGCCTAGATCGCTCAGGATCTCAGCCTTTGCCGAGTCAAGCTGCTTTGCGAGCGGACCACCGATATCGGAGCGGATGCGACTGATGAGAGCGTCGAAGGCGGTCTCTTCCGACTTCGCCATGCTCTCGGGATTGACGACGATGGGAGCTGCGATGGAGGGATCGAGCGGCGTGCCAGTCGCCTGCTTGGCAAGGCACTTCTGCGAGCCCAGGGCCACCGCTGAGTCATGGATGCTATCGATGATGCCGGCGTCGGCCGAGCTGTTACGGGCGCCCACCTTGGCGAGCGGCTTGACAGCCACCTTCGCAGCCCGCCGGATCGTCTGCGCCATCTTCGCCAGCTTGATCGTCTTGCGGGCAGTCCGGGCGGACTTGCGGAGTGCGCTCCGCTGCGACTTGACGGCCTTGCGCTCAGCTTTCTTGGCGAGCTTATCCGCGTCGTCTCCGTCATCGTCGGGCGGATTGGCGGCGGCATCTACGGCATCGTGCGCCTCGCCGAGAACGTCTGCCACGTCGGAGTGGGCAGTGCCCACGGTGTCGATGGCGGCGTGCGCGTCGGCGGGCCTGAACTTCTTCTTCGTGAGCGCGGCGGCTTTCTTCTGGAGCTTGGCGGTGCGGATCTGGCGCTTCGCAAGCTTGGTCGCAGCTTTGGTGCATTTATTGCACTTGCCGCACTTGCCGTCGGCGCATGCCTTACCGAAGGGCGGAGCGGCGCCGGGGAAGGCTGCCTTTGAGAGCTTCTTAGCCACTACGGGCTCCTGCTGTTCTGGAGCCAATGGTGTCCCCTTAGCTCCGGTGTAGGTCTGGGCGGCCTCCGCGACCGCCGTAGTCGTGTCGGCCACGGTTGACTCCTTTCTCTTTGCGAGTACGTACATCTCACGGTCTGCCTTCGCCAGCAGAGCGTCGGGGTTGGCGGGGCGGTCGCACAACGACAGTTCGTTGATCACCGCCTTGACGATGTGGCGGACCTTGCCGGTGGCGGTATCGACCCACGGGCCGACCCACTTCGCCCCGCCCCAGCTCACGCCCTTGTAGGTGTTGGTCTTTACCTTCGTGATCGCTACCGGATCAACGACGTGGAGGTCGGCCTCGATCTTGCGGGCGTCGTCGTCGAAGGTGGCCTTAAGCACCGTGCCCGACGCCTTGGAGTCGTGCATCTCTCGCAGGTTTGCGCCAGACGCCATGAAGTCGGTGATGGCCGCCTTCATGGGCTCGTAGTCGGCAATCTCCCTTTCGCTGTCCGGCGCCTCTGAGGTCGTGTTGGTATGGACTAGGATCGTACCGTCAGGCAGCTCTACGATGCCGCTGATGGGCGTCCAGATATCCACACCCGGCGGCGGGTCCGGGGCGACCACGGTTTCTGTGGCTTTGGCGAGCGCGTCGATGTTGCGCTGCTTACGTGTACTCATCGGATCGCCACTCTTCCCTCGTAGCGGATGATGGCCACTTGCGCTGTGCGTAAGTCGTGATACTATCTAGTGCATGACTGGCGAGATAGTGTCACAAACTGAACAGCGAGCGTGACCGCGATGGTGGCCTTGCCTCTAAGCGCAGTGCTACGCTGCTTACGTGTGCTCATCGGATCGCCACTCTTCCCTCGGAGCGAATGACGACGCGGGTGACCCCGTAGCGCCAGAGCCGTTCCAGCTCGGTTACGCGCGCCTCGGCATCTGCCCAGACGATGCGCGGCACCCTGAACTGTGTCCGTTTACTCATGGTCGATCCCTCGGCTCTGGGCTTCTTCATCACTGATCGCGGAGGCGACGCGCGAACAGTTGGGGTGCTCGCTGTCATTGGCTTCGTAGTAATCGACGCTCCACACCTGACCGTCCGCGTCCGCGCAAGCTTGGTCGAAGTAGGTTCCGTCGCTGATCTCAACGTAGTTCACATCTGTCTCACGGAACCCGGCGATATCTCCGTTGGCAGCAGCCTGCTGTGTCTCGGTACGGGCGATCATCTCGGCCCGGTAGTCGGACATGTTGGCGAAGTTGTCTTTGAGAGCGTCGGCCAAGTCGTCCAGCGAGGCGTCTGGGTCTGCCATCGTGGCGGCTACCAGTTCGCCCACCGTCTCGCGCGTGGTGGCGTCGATGCCGTCGATGAGCTGGCCGGCATAGGGCAGCGCCCAGTCGGAGGCCCTATCGAGAGCAACGGCGAAGTCCGCCACCGGATCGGCCCCGGTTACGGCGATGAAGCCGTGCGCACTGATCGTCGCCAGCAGCTTCGCCGTGGGCGCCGTCAGGGTATCGATGTCGCCCCAGTTGGTAATGATCGGCACCGATCCGGCTACGCCCTCGATCGACCCAGCCACGAGGTTGCCCTGCTGTCGGAACCAGACGGCCCAGACTTGGGCGAGTTCGTCTCGGGCCTTCTGCTGGCCGGGGAGCAGCGGGCGCTCCGGCTCTGTTATCGGGTTGGCCTTGCTCATCCGCCAGAGATCCACGAGTCGCAGGAAGTCAGGCACGGTGATCATGTCTTAGAGGGTCAATTGCATGATGTAGCCGCCATTCCACGCGATCGTGAACGATCCGAGGGTGACCGATTGTGTACCGCCGTAGTAGTTGAAACAAATCCCCTGATCGGTCACGCCTGCCGGGGAGGTCGCGGTGTGGTCGTAGACGTGGCAACCGAAGACGGCCAGCAGCGTCGTTACGCTGTTCGCGCTCGCCGTGTTCGCTGCGCCGTACGAGTAGACGTTGGATGCGAAGGTGGAGGTTATGGTACCGAGCGGACGCCCGAGCCACGGCCAGCCCGCCGGTGTGGACGAGCCGGTGTCCACGACGTTCGGGGCGCTGCCGCCGGTCCACACGCCCGCGGCGTAGGCGCTGTTGGCAGCGGTGACTGTCTGGTCCGGCGTCATGGTGCCGTACTGCGCCACTTCGATGGTGTCGGAGAGGAGGTTGAAACCCTTGACGTTATTGAACGATGTCGTCGGGAAGGCCGTAAAGATTTTCGAGTTGCTCCAGGCCACAACTTAGCTCCTTTGGCTTGCGGAGCCGGTGCCAGTGGCAGTCCCGGCGCCTATGACGTGTGAGCGCGTTACCCCGAGGGCTTCGCCCGATCCGTGCGCTGTGGGCGCGAACACCAGAAGGTCGTTCCCCTCGTCTCGGACGGTTTCGACGTTCATCACCGGGCGGCCATTCCCATCGAGGGTCGTATAGCCAGCGTCCTCGCTTTCGTAGTCCTCGCGCTCGTGCACGACTACCTTCGCCTTCGTTCCCCACGGGATCATCGGTGCGGTCAGCATCCGGAGTTTCGGGCAGGTGTGGAAGCGCGTATGTGGGCCGCCGACGGAAGGGATGATCTCCTCCCGCTTGCAGTTGGGGCAGTACCACTTTTCGATTAGACTGAGAACGGTCCCGGTCATGCGCTACTCCTCTCGAGGTCGGACACCGCCTTCGCCAGCGGCTCAGCATGCTCAGGCGCGACCACCTTGATCGTTCGCGCCAGACGTAGCAGCTCCGTCGCTACGGGGTCAGGGGCACCGGCGAACGCGCGGTGCACGTCTGGGATCGTCCGTGCACCGCATAGCGCCGCCGAAACGCGCTCCTGAGTAGGAAGTGGGATAACGGCGCTGCTGAACGGCACCGCTGCGCTCTTGCCGAGCCGCAGGGCCGTGCGGGCCTTGCGCTCCCAGCGGGCTAGATCGGCCTTGGCGGCCGGCTCTTGGTACTTCGGAGACTGCATCTCCACGATGGCCGCGTGCACCGTGTCTACATCTTCGGCTGCGACAGTGCCGATGTAGGCTGGCAGCTTCTTCACGCCCTGCTCTTCGGCGGCCGCATACCGCTTGTTGCCGTTGGCGACGGCGAGCTCGCCGGGAAACTCCACGAGCACGAGCGGATCGATGGGCGCGTCGGCCTGCATCGCGAGACCGATGGCGTCGATGATCTTGCGGCTCTTGCCGTCGCCAGCCTCACCGTGCATGTCAGCGACCTTCACGCCATCGTCAAAGCGCCACACCAGCTTGGAAACCCAGTTCGTGAGCTTGGCCGGGTACTGGTGGGACAGGTCGGCCTGCACCACCTTGACCAGCTCGACCTGGGATAGATCGCTCTTGGCGAGCTTCGTAGAGGGCGCGCCGGGCGAGTCACTGGTCGCCACGCCAGGTTCGGCGGACGGCGCGGGAGGAGCGGCGCGGCTGGTGGGTGCGGGGCTAGGAGCGCCGAACGGCGGAGTGCCAGGCGGTGGCCCCTTGAGAAAGTCGGATACGAGCACGACTTGGCCCTGACCGGTGACGATCGTAGCCTCGAGACCGGGGCCGTCAATCTTGTAGCGGTTCTCGGCGAGCCAATCCGTAGAGACCACGCCCTTCTTCCACGCGAGGTCATCCACCGTTGCCTGTGCAACCTGGTCCTCTTCGGGCACGAGATCCGTGAAGATAAACTCCAACTGAGGATCCCAATACGTCGCGAGGATGCGATCGAGCACCGCCCACTTGATATGATTGGCCAGGGCAACATCGCGCTCCTGAGAGGCGGTGGATTGCGTTCCGGCGGCCGTCTTACTGCCGCCCAATCCACCAGACGGTCCGCGGACAAAGCCCATCTCAATCGGACTCTGGCCGTAGGCGGCGCAGCCGATGTGCAGTAGCCACTCCTCAGCCGTGATATCCGGCGTGGCGTTGATATGCTCGACGCCGCTGTTCGGGCCGCCCGGAATCGGCATGAGTCGCGAGCGGGCCACGTCATTGCCGGCGAACATGGAGTTGACGGCGGCGAGGAAGTCCAGTCCCTGCTGAGTCGTCCATGACTCGGGGAACTTGACGAAGGCCGCGGGGATCGTGCCCTCGGTGAACAACGAGAGGTCGAGGCTCTGGCGTCGCAGCGCGCGGTTGACCGAGAGGATGATCCACTCAGCCGGCGGATGCCCGTAGGGGCCCTGGCGGAGCCAACGCGGCTGCCAGAGGATCTCGTCGCTTCCGAACCACGTCCAGTTCATGCCCTTGATAACCTGGGCGAAGGCCGGCGCGCAGCCGCACACCGCGCAGAACATGCCCGATGCGAGCGAACCCTGCCAGTCGTGTAGATGACGTTCGGTATCAGGCGGAACCAGCGGTCGGCGACCCCAGAGGTCGATCACCGGTCGGAACGTCTGCCCGTCCGGGATCTCCGCGGCGTACAACTTGCCCGCCCGGTTGGGATGCAGATAGACCGTGCCGCAATCGCCCTTCCACAGATCGCGCATGTACTTGCCGATCCACGCGGACCACGGGTTGATCTGATCGGGTGTCAGGAAAAAGCCCGTAGCCTCGGCGATCGCATCTTCGTACTTGGCCTGTCGAACGAGCGCATCCTTGCGGTTCTGCCCTTCGATGGCACGCGGCCGGATCTCCCACGGGTGCTTGATGAAGTCATCGATCCGCTTCTCGATGCAGAGCCCCGCTACGTCCCAGTTGTCCGCGAGCGAGAACAGCGTCGTGTAGTCGAACGTCTCGTATGAGCGCGGCCGGATGCCGATGTTGTAGCCGGGCGTGTAATCCCAGAGTCGCGGGAACTGCTCTTCGGGGTGCGCCGGCCCGATCGGGATACCGGGGCCAAGAGACGTTATGGCATTCGGTCCGCCAAGGGTGACGGCGCGCCCGGAGAGGTCGGTCGATTGGCGCGCCATCGCGGCGAGCGGGTCGTTGGCCTGCTTCGCGAGCCGTTTTATCTCGAAGCCTAAGAGCTTCACCGTTTGCTCCCTGCGAGTAGGGGGGACCGACCCGCTGCTTCACCCGCGCTCGGCAGCGGTGGTATGGGACGTTAGCGATGTTCCCTCATGCCCTCGCCACTCATGAGAGTTTCTCTAGCCGATCGGTCATCGTGCGCCACAAGATCGTGTGTAACCAGTCAGGCATCCACCAAGGCCGGGAAACGATTACGCGCCACTGCTCGGATCTATCGGCGGGGCCGCAGAACAAATCCCAATGCTTCCTCATGCCACCGCTCTCCCTGCCAGGACAGCACGATACAGCCCGAGGATGCCGGGCTCGCCTAACATCAGTTCCGTGAGCGCCCATACAAGCGCATCGAGACGATCCGGGGACTCGCCCTCATCGGGAACCCACGTGCAACACTGGTCCTCTAGTGTCGGCAGCGGCCCCACGTGAATTACTCGGTGTTGCTCGTATAATTGCGAGATGGGTTCGGCACGGGTGCGCTTGCCACGCGACGCCGTAACGCCCCTGACGGCGACAGAGACCGGAGCGCCAACATTCCGACGCCGTTCCAGCTCATTCTCCAACACGAGCTTGCACATATCGCCGCCGTTGTTCGTCTCGACGATGATGGCTTCGGCCCTCATCTCATCCGCAAGTTCAACAGCGCGACGCGCCCAACCATCGGGGGTATAGCGTCCCGAGGCATCGGCGAGAACGTACCCCTTGCGATCGGCCCCCTTGCCGGCCGCGATTATCCCAGTCTCATCGCTCGCCTCGCCACTCGTAACGGCGGGATCGATACCGACGACAATGCGCACCAGATCGGGCGGTTGGTTGTACTCGAAGTAACTGTGACGCCAGAGCGCGCCCTCCATCTCTTCGATGAGTTCGCCGCCGAGCTCCTGGCGGCCGAGCTGTGTGCCGCCATACTTCTCATACAACTCCGCGATAAAGTCGGCGTCGAGGTTCGCCACATTATCGATGGTGCGCAGTAGTGACTTGTGCACGCTGTCGTCGGACATGAGCGAGCGTACCAGCGGATGGCCGGCTTTCGGCGTGCCCGTGGCGACGATACGAGCCGGCGCCAGGCGCACGGCGTAGCGGATCGACTCATTCCACGCCTGCTGCCAGCGCCGCCACAACCCCACCTCGTCAGCCCACAGGCCGCGGAGGTTCTTGCCCTGAATGGTGGGCGCGCCGTCATCCGCGCCGTCGCCGTAGATTATCGAGCCGTTGCGAAGGCGCAATATCGCCGTGCTGAGATTGTAACTCTCCACGAGCTGGCTAGCACCGCGCTTGATATCACCGAGGTTCGTACCGAAGGCGCGTATCAAGCCCGAGCGAGGCCCCTCGAAGCAGACGGTACGCACGGCCTCGAAGGTGGGCGCCACCACGCCGTACTCGCCGGGCTCGGCGCGGGCCATCTCGGCGAGGATGTTGGCACCCGTCCAAGTCTTCCCCGATCCCCGACCGCCGCGGACGTACCACGTGCGCCACTCATCGGGCGGGAGCTGACTGGGCCGCGCCAGCTCGCGCCAGGAGAGCGGCGCCGTCTTTCGGCGGGCCTTCGCTAGCGCCGCCGCCGTAATGGCGATGGTGTCGGCGTAGGTCATCATCGGGGCACCTGGTAGTCGCAGCCATGATCGCAAGGCTTCCCGTAGGGGTAGTCCCGGCACATGGCGGGCCGCGACTCGTACTGAACGCACAGCCGAGTCCGCTCGTCGAAGTAGCGGCAGCTGTAAGTGTGGCCCACTTCCTCGGGTGGCTCCAAGCAGTCGTAACCCCGGCGCATCGCTGCCGCGTCGGCTGTCAACGGCAGTACCATCTGACGAATGTACTGCCCCTCTATGATGTGACTCATTCTCGGTGGTGTCATCTCATCGGGGGTAAACGGCAGGTAGAACGCCTCACAACAGTACCCAGGGCACGTCCGTGGGGTCATCGGGTACGCACTAATCGCTGCGCCTCTGCCACGGCGGCTTCCTCCTCGGTGGGCTCGAGGCCGAGGCGTTTGATCGCAGCCGTCACGTCCATCATCACGTCGATACGCTCACGACGCCCCCAGTTCTCCGGGTCGAGCCGTTCCAGAGCCGCCAATGCGGCACGCCAATCGTGCGCAGCACCAGCCGCCAGCTGACCAACAAACCGCTGCCGAGCCTTCGCCCGCGCACGCTCGACCTGAGCTGCGAACGATGGCTTCTCACGGCACCATTCCCGCAGGGTGCTCTCCCCGATCCCTGCTGCGAGAGCCGAGTCCTTGGCGGTGTTGCCGATCTCGAGAGAGGCCAGGATCTGCTGGACGATCTCGGGGGTGAAGAGCGTCGGGTGACCCTCCGGTTTCGGGGGTGGCTTGAGCCCGGCCTTACGGGCCCTGGAGCGGGCCTGACGAACCCGATCCTTCTCCCGCCGGACTGCCGTGACATCTGTCACGTCTATGTCACGCCGTCGCGTCACTGGACCGCCTTCTTCCCCGTGAAGTTCTCCCGGCGCTTTCTATTCTGCCACGCCCGTTCCGCCATCATTCCACTCGGCCAACGCCTCGCCAATCTCATGGCGCGCTACGATACGCGCGATTGTCGTAGCATCCTTGACGAAGTGACGTTCTCATGCCTACCACCACTCGGGATTTGGCGGGATGTAGCGGTACTCGCCCGGGGCCATAAACCGGACAGCTCGTGGCCCAAAGACGTGGGAGCGACCATGGTGCTTTGCCCAATGGCGTTTGCACCAGGCGTTGTTGCCATCGAGGACGGCGGGTCGG